TATATTAATGAGAACTATGCGGGTAGTTCTAAAGACATCTTTAAGATGGCAATAGAAGCATATGAAGATGAATATGGTGAAGTTAGTGACCAAACTGCTAACAAATGGTATGAGGAGACAGCGTAATTTAATTTCACTTAGGGGTTGACATTAGTCCCTCATTGTGTTATTATTAAGAAGTTGTAGATTTGTTTTTATTTTAATACATTTAAACTACGTATAATTTTATTTCCTTCAAGTCTACAACACATAAAGGTTTTTCCTGTATAGTCAGATTTTTATGTTTAAAGCCCCTTTCGCGTGATGGGGGCTTTTTTTCGTCTGTGATTATGTGTATTAAGTGATAAAGTCGCTAGAATCGAAGCATTCTCGCTCTGGTGAGACTATTGGTGGGTGCTTAGAATTTATCTGTATCGTTGCCCCAGACATCCCATCCTGTAGTGCTTGTTCTTGCAAACATCTCTAGTCTTGGTCTGTCACCCATCAATCGGACAATATCATCTCTAACTCTATCTGGTTTGCGTGAATGTTCTCTGCGTGGTTCCATTATAATTTGAGCAACGTCTTTGTTTGCTCTAGGTAATACTTTGCCTCTTCTTGCGAATAAACATACTTCTGCGTTTGACATAGTCCAGTTACCCGGTCCCTTGAAGAACTTACCGTTTACCTTGTTCATCTTAACCCAAGTGAATCCCATAGTCTTGTATTCGAAACCCCACGCCTTTATGACTTCGAAACTCTTTTCTAAGTATGGCATAGTTGTCCACATAAACAACACACTATCATCTTCTACCCAGTCTTGAACTGGAATAGCACATATTTCTTCTATTGACATAGTTGGGTATTTGTCTGTTATTCCGCCACCGAATTTAGTATTCTTGCTTCTTTTGTTGTAGTGCCACGGAGGGTCAGCGTATATTATTTCATATTTCATATACTTAATAATAACATATTTGACTGTATAAAGTCAAGTCGTTTGTTTACTTATGTGATGTCTTTGGTCTACCTCTGCCTGTTGTAATAGGGGAAGTAATATCGAGTTGAAGTGGTTGCATTCCTAGACACTTTCTTACGCTGGCGTCTATTTCTAACTGCTTGACAATCTGAATCAATCCAAGTTCTTTTGCTTTTTCAATAGTAATATGACTTTCAATATTATTGAATGTTCTGGTTGAATTCATCATCAGACTTATTGTCCGGGTATTCTAGGATTAGGATTAGGGCTGAACGGGCTTTGTGGTGGTCTCGGTGCGTGAATCGGTTCTTTCTCTATTATCATTGTATTCCTTAAGGATTGCTTTTATCTTTTTAATTCTTTCTCTTTTTTGTATTTGTTCTATTTCAATATCTGTAGGTGGTCTAGGTGTTGGTGCTGGTGCCAAGTAATTGTCTTCAAGTATGATATGAATTATTCTCTGTTCACCAACCTTTTTTATTTTATAACCCAACATACTAATATTTAGTATTCTTCTTCTTTGTCTTTTTAGTTTTCTTTGGTTTTTTCTTATAAGCCATAATATCCTCTCTAATCTACGGGTAACCAGAAATGTCTACAATTGTGTCCACCTCTCACTACGAATGGGTCACCTGCTCGTTTACCTTTCCATCTCTCACCAGACCATTTACTTCTTGCTTCTTCTTCTGTAAATGTTCTACCTACGTTACGAATACAAAAATCTCTACTATTTCCGACTATTGAGCCAGTGTATTTGAACTTGTTTAGTCCTGCTTGTTGGGCTCGGTGTTTTATAAATGTAGCATCAAAATCCATAACCTTATCGTGCATTCCTGCTTTCACTGTATCATTAAGAGAACTACCAACTGTAACACCAGCAAACTTCTTTTTAAGGGCATCAGCGGCGATTCTAATTTTGTTTTCTTGTCTTACTGTTGCTCTACGTAAACGTTTTAGTTTCTTCTGAAGTAGAGTTGTTGATAAATCAGTAGTTTGAATGAATAGTCCAGAGATAGCGTGTCTACTGTTCTGTGCTATATTCACTGCTGTTAATCCAGCAATCGCACCAACTACTATTTCAGTATTAACACCTTCTTTGCCTGTGTTAACACTTTCTTCGATTGATTGGTATGCTTGTGCTTTTAGTTCGGATGCAACACGATTATCAAGTGGTGTTATTTCATCACCTACCATCTTTGTTGTGTCTACTGCTATCTTGTCAAACTCTTTCATATATTCACGGACTTTCAGTGATATGAGTTGTTCAAAATCGTCATTGATTACACCTCTTAATCCTAGGAGTTCATCAACTGTCTTGGTTTCTAATATTCTTTGAGCAATTCGATTTTCTAAGACTTTACTGGCTGAATCCATATAGTCATCGAACCCGTCCAGTATATCGTCTATAATCTCACTATGCTCCTGAATCTGTTCCGCTGTTGCCATCTAAAATTACTCCAAACTCTGGTGCTTGTGAATTGTCTTCAATTTGTTTAATGATAACATCAATTGCTGTATCATCTTCAATAACAGTTCTTGCAAGTTGTTTTGCAATCTCTGACTTGTATTGGGTGCTTGATACTGGTGCAACCGAAGCCTTAAGCAAGAAGTCTAATTCAGTGTAACTATCACGCATATCAAAATCATCAGGATAATCAATCGTTCCATCAAAATCAGTGTCGTAAAAACTAGCAAATAGTTTCCAAATATGTTCTTCTGCAATTTCTAGGTTATCTGCCATCTGGGCTAATTTAACATTAAGCAACTCACGTTCAATCTTCAAACTAACGCCTGATGCTGTTGTTGATGATGTTGAACGCATCGATGATAAATGTGCCATACGGTCAATCATTGAAACTTTCATTTCTATTGCACTAAGAATAGAACCAATAGATGATGATGTTGGTTGTAATAGATAAGGTTTCAAAGACGGGTCAACGTCTTGGTCCTCTATAACTATAACAGAACCCGCTCCTGCTGATGCATCTACACCTTCAGTCATCACAAGTGTTGGATGGTTTGAGATGCGGATAACCTGCTCTAATTCTGAAAGTTCATTGTATATTGCTTTCTGAACGTCTGAAACGTCTGCTATTTGAGAGATACCAATACCTCTTTCGTGTGAGCGTTGAGCATATAAGAAAGTTGCTGGTATAATACCCATTGCATTGTCATACTGTTCAACAACCATATAATGGTCCTCTTTGTCTGTTTCAACTTCATATACAGTAACAACATCTTTATTCCAAACACGATAGACACATTTTTCTTCATCTTCGTATTCTTTAATCTTAAGCATTGTCATTTCATAACGACCATTACGTTGTCTTTCCCATTGCCAATCAACAACATTTTCTGGTGTAATGATTGAAAGATATGGTCTAATACCTTCTGCTAATTCTTCTGCTAATGTATTTGCGTCACTTACTGGTTTATCTAAAATCAAAAGGACGTGTCCGTAGATGTTTGAAAGAGAAGTAGCGTCACGCATTACAGCGTTGAAACTACGACCTTCTAAATCCGCATCCTTAAGAAACTGAATTAACGCCGGATTCTCACTTATACTACCAAATACTCTGTCTGGTGTTTCACGCCAGATGAAACTTGAATAAGTATCAACAACATTTCTACAATGATTATCTAATGGAGTTGTGTGAAGACGTTTTGTGTATTCATTGTGTCCATCGTTTTCTTCCTGTAGATACTTTCGTAGATATTGACCGCTTTGGTAATCTTTACCACCATAGTAACTATTATAGTAATACTGCCAGCGGTAAATATTTGCCTTATATAAATTGTGTTTGTTTGTTATTTCATCATAATTCATTTGCTATTCCTCTTACATATGTGTGAAGCGAGTAGGTATCTCTGTTTCTCTTACTTTCTTCTTTATTGGAGAAAGGTGAGCAACTAGATATCCTAACGCATCATTAGAATGGTCTAGCCCACTATCTTTGTCTGGAACCGAAGTTCCATCTTTATAAACTTGGCGTTCTAAACACCTCATCGAGTTGGTGCATTTAGGGTCTATACTAAATCTAATTGTTCCATCGGCGCTCTCTAATACACTATTTACTGCATTTATGCGGTCTCTTACCGCATCGTGTTTTCTTTTTACTTCTACATTAAAATATTTCTGTAGAATTGTAACATCTGTTCTGCCATTGGCACTAGTTTTTCTTTGTCTTCCCGCAGGGTCAGGACATACTGTTATCATTGCCTGATTATATCTATTCATTATCTCTTGACATAATTCTTCCGTATTCGAACCATACATTGCTATTTCGTCAAATTGATGTAATACTCCATCTATGATTTGGCAGATTGAAGCACTCATTGGGTCGATGTTAAAGTCCATTCCAATATATATTCTACCATTCTCATCAAAATCTTTTTTCTTCATATGCTTTTCTCTATCGAAGTTATAATAGATAACTCCAGAAAAGTTTTGAAACAACGCCAAATATTCCTGTTGGAATTGACGAGTGTCCATATCTTCTTTTGCACGTTCAATTTCTTCTGCTGTAACATTACCACCATCTAATGTAGTAAACTGAAACGATTCCCAATCTTTATCGCCTCTTTGTCCATAATCGTAAAGGTCTTTAAAATGGTTAAAGCCACGTGGAGTTCCGCAAAACAACGCAGAACCCGGAGGTGTCTGTGAAGATAGTGTTGGTCTCAATACTACCTCCCAACTCTCACGCTTCATGTCTGCAAATTCATCCATTACTAAAAAATCCACTCCTGCTCCTCTTAAAGTATCAAATCTATCTGAACCTTTAAGACTAATCTTACTGTTGTTAATCAATTTAATTGATAATTCATTTTGATTAATCTTTTTTGCCCATCCTAAGTCTGTCATCTTTTTACAAAGTTCTTCCCATACAATATTCTTCGCTTGTGAGTAAGTAGGCGCTATATACCAAATAGTCTTATTTGGGAATCTAGCAAATTTTGCCATCTCTCGAATAGCAAACCAAGTTTTACCACACCGCCTACCTGCTACAAATACTCTAAACCTCGCATCGCTTTTTGCGATTTCTTTCTGTGCCTTATTCAGCGGCATCTAAGTCATCTGTCCAAGGTAAAATCTTATTCGTATCTTCGTCCATAGGACTTTCACTCTGTCCTAACCATTGCTTTCCTAACCATATCAACATCGAAGGCTGACCTGATAAAGCAACTTCTAACTGCTTTCTTCTTACTGACATCTTACCATGTGCTTTTCCTCTTGCTATAATATCAGCAAAACGATTGCGAATTGTGTCAGGATGACAGCCCATAATATCGGCTATTTCTTTAACTGAGCAGTGTATCGTTGCCAGTTTTTCTACCATCTCAACGTCAATCTTTTTCTTTGGTCGTCCGTTCTTTTTCTTTTCTTCTTCACTCATCGAGTTTCTCCCGTTTATACCCTCTGGTAGAGGTTAATTTACATCCAATAGTTTGCGACTGCTGAAGCAACGATTAACATCATTATGCCCCA